TGGGGTTTATTCTTGCCAGCTATTCCGGTACGACCCCGAGTGTGAGCAAAACAAGAAGCACATTCCGGGATTACGCCAGAAACATGGCCTCCGGCTTCCAGCTCCGTGACATCGCCGCATGGTGCGCTTATGATTTGTTGTATCTGGTCGAATACGCCGATTGGGAGGGTCAAAAGAAGATAGCTCAGGGCCTCGTCAACAACCCATCAGTCAACAAAACTGGATTGACCGACGCCATGGTCTACCACACCGGAAGAGCAAACTCGAGTGATAATAGTGCGGTGCAGTACCGTTGGATTGAGAACCCGTGGGGGAATGTTCGGGAGTGGGTAGATGGAATCAACTTCCAAAACCGGACTGCTTATATCTGCACCGATCCTACCAAGTATGCTGACGACACCACCGCCAACTATACCTCCACCGGTGTCACTCTCAGCTCCACCACTGGCTGGATCAAAGGCTTGGGCCTATCCACCGATTTTCCGTGGGCCTATCTACCTAATGAGCCCGGAGGTAGTTCGACTACCTACATCCCGGACTATATGTACTCCGGCGGCGGCTGGCGTGTGCTTAATGTCGGAGGTTCCTATAGTAAGCGCTTGAATGGCGGTCAGTTTTACTTCGACGCGAGTAACACGTCATCGGACAAGAACTCCGACCTCGGCGCCCGTCTCCAGTTCCGGGAGGTGAAATCATGAGAGTAAGAGGCGATAACGACCCCGGCACGTTCTCCATTGAGGCCATGCCCAATAAACCCGGATGGTGTCTGGTGCGGTTCTATGAGAATGTCGAAGAATACCATGAGCAGTTGGACGAGACCACCATCACGGGCTGGGAGTATGACGAATATCACCTGGAACAGCCCACCATCTCCCGGGAGGATATCGAGGGCAACCTTGAGGTCTATCTGAGAGCGGCGAAAGAGGCCGAGGTCACCCCAGAGAGCCGCCTGGAGGATGTGGAGCAAAACAAGGCAGACAAGCAGGAGGTCGCCGCAGTATGGGACAGCATGGCGGCGGCGTACCAGGAAGGGGTGCAGAGCGCATGACAACCAAAGATTTGGTCCTCAGCATAATGAGGTCCCAGGGTGCGGCAGACGCCCTTGACCTGCGAAGCCGGGCCTCCGATCTTGACGGCACAGCAATCATTGCCGAGGAGAGCAAGACCCCCGTATTTGACCCGGAAAAGGACTACTCAGGATGGCCCATCGGGGCCCCGGTGAGGGACGGTGAGCAGCTGTATAAGCTCCTCCAGCCCTACAACGCCTCCACATGGCCTGACCAGAGGCCGGCGGACCTCCCTGCCCTGTGGTCTATCTGCCACACCAAAGACCCCTCCAAGGCAAAAGAGTGGCTGGCACCCAACGGCACCAGTGGCATGTACATGTCTGGGGAGTGCTGCGTGGATGGCGGCGTAGTATATCGCTGCCTGACGGACAACACCGTACATAGTCCAACAGATTACCCGCAGGCGTGGGAAAGGGTATAAAAAATCCCCCCCTGTACGGATAGGAATACAGGGGGGAAACATCCGATTGTCGAAAAAAGGGGGTAACCTTTTCAGAGTTGGTCGGATGTGGCGTTATTATAGCACATCAAAATAGGGCCTGCAAGAGGAGAGCAAAAATTTTGTCGAAATGGAGATACTTACCTGATGGACGATAAATGCTTGATTGACCCACAGAGGGATTGCCTTGGACTCCAAAAGGCAAACATGCTGGAGCGGCAGATGGAGAAAATGCAGGAGCAGGCAAGAGATACCCACAATAAGCTGTTTGACCGAATAAGAGACCTGGAAAAAGCGGAAGCAGCCAGGAACGAGCAGTACGAGAACATCATGGGGAAACTGGACAAGTTGATCGCTTGGCAGGAGGCAGAACAAGCGGCCCCAAAGAAGAGATGGGATTCCATCAAGGATAAGGCCGTCTGGGCTGTATTGGCCGCAGTGATTGCTTTCCTGCTGGGAAGGATCGGCCTATGAGCACGCAGATGATCCTGGCCGTTGTATCGGCGTTCTCGCTGGCCTGCGTGTTCTGTCTGGGGCTGTGGTGGCTGTCCACCCACCGGTCCAAAAGGGGGTGCATGGAGACCATGAAAGCCGCCGTCTGGCTGTGCCTGTTCAATGGCTGCGCCTGGGTGTGGTGCTCCTATCTGCTGGCCTATCTGGGTCGTGAGCAGATCGCAGAACAGCTATCTGGGAAAGCCGTCACAGAGATCATTGCCGTGATCCTGGCTTACGCCATCAAATCACTGGTGGAGAATCTGAGCAAGAATAATAATTGGCCCGATAAGGCCAGAAAGGATGAAACGACCCATGAATGAACTGACCAACTATCTGCCCATGCTGCTGGCCCTGGTGCTGGCGCTGACCCTGGTGACCAACATCATCGTACAGGTGCTCAAGAGCCTGCTGTACGATATGCTCCCCACCAACCTGCTGGCCTTCCTGGTGGCCGCGGTAGTGACGGTGGGGGCGGGCTTCGGCCTGTGGTCCTATTACCGCTTTGCCATCACCGGCTGGATGATCGTGGCGCTGATCGCCCTCATCTTCCTGGTAGCCTTCTCCGCAATGTTCGGTTATGACAAACTGATGCAGCTGATGGAGCAGGCGGGGTGGATCAAGGCACAGAGGTGAGGAGGCGCACTATGGCAACCGCTGAAAAGATATTGGAGATCGCCCGGTCGCAGATCGGGGCCAAAGAATCCCCGGCCAAGAGTGATAATGTGAAATACAACACTGCCTACTATGGCAGGGAGGTATCCGATGGCAAACACCCCTGGTGCGCCGTGTTCGTCTGGTGGGTGTTCCGGGAGGCCGGGGCTCCCGAGTTGTACTACGGCGGCGGAGAGACCGCCTACTGTCCCACGCTGATGTCCTTCCACAAGAAGCAGAAGGTGACTGACTACCGGCCAGGAGACATCGTGTTCTTCAACTTCTCCGGCAGAAGCTCCGCCGGACATGTTGGCATCTGCGAGAGCTGGGACGGGACCTACATCACCACCATTGATGGCAACACCGGAAGCGCCAGTGAGGACAACGGAGGGGCGGTACTGCGCCGCCGGAGACACAAGAAATTCATTGTGGGGGCATATCGCCCCGAATATCAGGAGGATGATGATATGACTCAGGATCAGTTTAACAGCTTTATGGACAACTATTTGAAAGCGAAAGCGAAGGAACCGGCCAGCGACTGGGCAAAGCCGTTTATTGATACGGCAATCGATGTCGGAGCTATGACCGATGTGGGCGGGACGATCGAGCGGCCCAAGTCGTGGATGACCCGTGAAGAGCTGTCCGTGGTGGTTGCAGCGCTGGCAAGGAAGGGATAAAGAAAGGACGTGGAGCATGGGCGGAAAAGTGAAGCTTCCTCCAGAATTGGCTGACCTTTTACGCTCTGATCTGGAACGTGCAATTTACGAGGCGGCCCTGCACCGGGACGATGATTTGATTGCCAGACGCTGTATTATTGAAAAATCAGCACAAGTCGATGTTGCGGCTGAGTTGGGCTGGGATAGGTCAACAGTGTCTCACCACCTTTCGTACATAATGGATGAAGTGAAGCGGTCCGCAAGTAGAATTGCACAAAAAGAAGGAGTCGGGAATTGACCCGGCTCCTTTTTATTGGTATAATTCGGCTGTGGAAACCCACCGTCTACTGTCGAGTTTTATCCGCCTTTGTAGATGGTGTGCGGTTAAAAAAGACGGTTGCCTGACCATCCCGCGAGAGCGGAAAGGAAGGCGAAATATGTAGCCTCGCGGGAAATAATTCCTCGGGAGGTGATACATATTACTTTGACTTTCACCTTTGCAGTTTTGGGTGCCATTGGCTCCATTGCAAGCATTGTGTCCCTCGTGCTCTATGTGCACGATAGAAAGAAGAAGTGAGCCGTCTGCTGCAACAGAACGGCTCATGGATGTTTGAGGGCTAAGCCCTCGGCCCTGTAAGTCTTATGTATGTGGCAACCGTCTGGGTTTCCACACTTTTATTATACCCCAAAGAAAACGAATGTCAACTATGCAGAGTAACGAAGTTACGTCGTTACGTATTTCACATAAATCCCACATAACTCCCACACAACTCCCGCATGGATGCCACCCATGCGGGCTTATTTTATGCGACAATATATCCATGGAGGACGTGGGGAACAAGGGCTGTACACGTCGCAGTCCTCCTCACGGACTCCATTATTTTTATACAAAGGACGTGTGATATATGACTCCGGTAGAAAGGCTGGTGGCCGCCGGCATCCGACCGGACTGTGCCGCCGAGAGTGTGATGTGGTATCAGGCCCAGGGGGATGACTATGGGCTCCAAAAATACTTGGATGAAATAGAAGCGAGGAAGGAGGCGCTGGACAATGGCCGGATTTCCTAATTATACATACCCCGCTTATGGCGGATACAACCCAGTAACTCCGTTTGCGCCTGCTCCACAGATCTACCAGCCTATGCAGCAGCCCTCTCCGCAACCCGTACAGGCCGCACAGACGGTTGGGAATACAAACACACAGCCTAACTTTTTCTGCCGTCCTGTGGCCTCCCGAGAGGAGGCGCTTGGGGTCCCGGTAGACTTTATGGGTGCTCCAATGTTCTTCCCGGACCTTGCCCATAATGTGGTCTACATGAAACGATTCAATACCAACAGCGGTGCAGCTGATGTGTTCGAGTTTAAGCTCGATGTACCCAGAGAAAAACAGCAACAAGCCCCTGCGCAGGTGGCGGCCTTTGCTCCACTGGACGAGTTTATAGACATGAAGGACACAGTGCAAAACCTAAAAGATGAGGTGGACAGACTGAAAAAGCCCGCTGGAAAGGCAGTGAAAAAGAATGATGCCTCCGATGAATAATCCCATGATGGCTATGCTCCAGATGGCACGGAACGGCGGAAATCCCATGCAAATGCTCCAGCAAATGGCTGGGCAGAACCCACAGGCCGCCCAGGCTATGCGGCTCATCCAGGGGAAAAACCCGCAGCAGCTCCGCCAAACTGCGGAGAACATGGCAAAGCAGAGAGGGACCTCAGTTGAGGAGATCGCAAGACAGCTTGGGATTCCGATGAAATAAAATAGCGCACTCTTTATCAGTTTTCGGGTCTTGATAAAAACCGCTCTTTGGAAACATCCGGGGAGCGTACGGCCCCGATGTAATAACTGATAAAGGAGTATATACAATGGATAACGATTTTGCGACTGGCTATGCGCTGGGCAGCGATTCCAACGGCGGAAACTGTAACAACGGCGGCTTCTGGGGCGGTGACGGCTGGTGGGCTATCATCATCTTTGCCATGATCTTCGGCTGGGGCCGCGGTGGTTTCGGCGGCTTCGGTGGTGGCGGTGCCAGCACTGATCCCGGACTCCAGGGCCTTGCCACCCGCGCAGATGTAAACGAGGCCATTGCCTTCAACGGTGTGGAGCGCGGCATCTCTGCTATCCAGCAGGGCATCTGTGACAGCACCTATGCCCTGAACAACAGCATCACCAGCGGCTTCAACAACACCAATGTGGCTCTGCTTCAGGGCTTCAACGGTGTCCAGTCTCAGATGTGCAATATGGCCGCTCAGGCTCAGGATTGCTGCTGCCAGACCCAGCGGGCCATCGATGGTGTGAATTACAACATGGCGACCAATACCTGCGCCATCCAGAACACCATCCAGGGCAGCACCCGCGATATCCTGGAGAATAACAACTCCAACACCCGCGCCATTCTGGACTTCCTGACTCAGAGCAAGATCGATTCCCTCCAGGCGGAGAATCAGTCTCTCAAGCTGGCTGCCTCTCAGGCCAACCAGAACAGCTACCTGACCGCTACTCTGGATGCCCAGACCTCTGAGCTGATCCGCCGGATCAACCCCATGCCTGTGCCCGCCTATCAGGTGCCCGCCCCCTATCCCTACTGCGGGGCCTATAACAATGGCTGCGGCTGTGGCTGCTAAATTGCATCAAAATCGAGGCAATTAACTTTCCGGCTCTGCCGTGACTATTTCGGGGCGGTGGGCTGAGTGTCTGCCGCCCCTGATTTTTGGAGGTAATTATGTCTTGTAAACCTGTATGCAGACTCTGTGACCGGCTTGTGATCTCTCAGGCGGTCGCTTTTACCGGCGGGAACCTGGAGATCAACCTGCCTGCTGGCGCCTACAACAACGGAGAGAAGTATTGCGTGGTCGTGGCTCAGGCCATCCCCGACACCACTACCATCAATGCTCCGGTATATTTTACCATCGGGACCGGGACTACTCTCTATCCCATGACAAAGCGGAATTGCGCTCAGGTCACCGCCTGTGGCATCCGTACCCGGACCAAATACTCTCTCTGTGTCGTTACTACCCCAACCGGAGGTTCGTTCCGTATGCTGGGCACTCCCTGCTGCTCCCCCAGCAACAACCTAACCAGCATTGACGGGGGCGCTGCTCCCGCCCCTACGGCGTAAGGAGGGATCAAAATGAAACGATCCACACGGATGATGCTCATGTCCAGTGGCAGCAATCGCCGCTACAACGATGGACGCAGCTATGAAAACTACGATGTTGATGATAAATTCCGTGACCGCCGTGGCCGGGAGCACTATGACAACGGTCGGTATGCGCCCCGTTCTGAGATGATGGAGCCGAATGACCGGGGATATCATCGATATTCTGATGGCCGTTTTGCCCCTCGCAATGATGGTGGGACGTGGGTGGAGAGCAACTACTGGGATGACCGCATGACGGGCCCTCAGTCCCACTATGGCTATCCATACTATATGCCTCCGGCCTATACTGATAGACGGGAGATGACTAGGCCCATGAATAAGATAGGATTCGCCATTTCTGGTGAGGGTGAAATGAAGACCCCCAGGGAGTTTGAGCAGGACTACCGCATGAACGAAATGGAATACCGGAGGTGGAGAGCGAATGAGTGGCTATGGAGCCGCTTCCGGGCACATGCCCTTCGACCGCCGCATGGCGGAGGAATGGACCGCCAATATGGAAAATGAGGACGGCACAAAGGGGCCTCACTGGTCGTTTGAGCAGGCCAAGCAGGTCATGGCCCAGCGCGGGATCGAGTGCGACCCTGCGGAGTTCTGGGCGGCCCTCAACATGATCTACAGCGATTACGTCAAGGTCGCTAAAAAGTTCAACGTGGGGAGCAATATCGACTTCTATGTGGACATGGCGAAAGCATTCCTGGACGACAAGGACGCCGGACCGGACAAGCTCGCCAAGTATTATCAGTATGTCGTGAGATGACAGATCCGCCCTCAGAAATGGGGGCGGATTTTTCCACCACCTTTTCCACCACCTAATAGCTAAAAATATGCTGTTTTATGCACTTGTAACTTTCTTTTCAGAAACATAAAAAACTCCGAAAACCCTTTAAAATCAAGGCTTTCGGAGCTTTTTGTTTTGGAGCAGGTGAGGGGAATCGAACCCCCGTGTTCAGCTTGGGAA